TTTTTTTTACAGGAATGATTTTAATCCTGAAAAATTTGGCTTAGCTTGCCGTGCTACTACTGGATCAATATGTAATAGCGACGAACTAGAACCCGACAGCAGACCTTTTGATTTTAAATGTGCAATACCGCGCAGTGTTATTTCATACGTATGCGCCTGTTTTCCAGACCGTCTACACTTGCGGTTAACTAACTGCGTTAAATAACCAAGCTTATCGCTGGATAGGTCAGTTGCACGCTTGGGTGAGTCGCCGTATAACTCATACTTCCAGTCATAATATTCTGCTGCCACTTCTTTTGCTGTGCATCCAGGCTTATGCATAAAACCTAATAGCAACTGATCCTGATGCTTATATCGAGTGTGGCTTTTGCCTATCTCAATAACCGCACTTGCACTACCATTCTCATTATTCATTTCATCCACTTAGTGTGAGATCTTTGGTAAATTACTGTCAGCGACGCGCTGATCTATACGTCTGCGTAACCAGCCTCTTGTTTGTTGATAATCAAAGCCAGGGGGTGCATCACCATAACCATGCTGGCTCATCCAACCTATCAAAGCATTATCACTGTTTGGAGGCCTGGCCCATGCAGGTAGGCTATGACTATTACCCTCAACATATACGCCCTTGCTACTATCACGTACGCCTCGTAATTTATCAAATAACTCAGGGCGTCTGAAATAATCCACCACCTTAGCACCAAACTTAACGGTCCATTGTCGCTGTGTATACTGTCTGTTTTCTTGCGAATACCAATAACCGACAAATTCAGATACCCAGGCTAAATCAATATCATCTATCTTGTAACGATTACCAAACGCCCTAAACAAAATCATGTTTAAATCTTCTCCCGTTGGCTGCCAATCCAATGTCATGATAAACGCCTCGCTTTTAATTTCATTTTCCTGTTGATGTTGTTGTAAAAGAGTTATGGTAACCTCATCTAGTTTCGACTGGTAAGCTTGACCATTAAGACTGCGCAACTCACTATTCTTTATGGGATTTATATTATTTGTAACTGTTAACCTAACTGGTAACCTACTGGTAACCTCATTTTTGACGGAGTTACACCCCCACAGATATTCGATAAAAAAAACGCGATGCAACATAAGCTTTTTCATCTTTCCTTTATGACTAGATGATTCAAGCAGCCCCGCTTTTATTAATCGCCTAACGCTGTTTCTAACATCATCAGAAGAAACAGCCCATAAATTACTCTTACGCCCTGGCTCAATCTTTTCAGACAGATCAAACGCTATACCCCCATATGAAACCTTACACACCCCACCAATCACACCATTATCATGATTAGTACGCTGACATAGATAATAAAACACCTCCCTATCTATAACCTGCATAGCTCTCAGCAACTCCATTTCTTCACTAAGGAGATAATGCAACACTCTAATAACCCCTCGCCAAATCATGGAACCGAGTTTTTGGAGCATCGAATTTTAACCTAACTGTCCCTAATGCACCGTTTCTATTCTTACCTATGATCAACTCAGCCACCCCGACATCAACAGACTCAGGGTTATATACCTCATCACGATAGATAAATGCGATCAAATCAGCATCCTGTTCAATAGCTCCTGACTCTCTTAAATCAGACATCACAGGCCGTTTATTCGGCCTACTCTCAAGATTCCTATTCAACTGACTCAACGCCACAACAGGAACCGACAGTTCCTTAGCTAGCTGCTTAAGTCCCCTGGTAATCTCTTCAATCTGCGCATTACGATTATCAGCACTCAAATTATCTGAAGACATCAGCTGTATATAATCAATTACAATCAACCCTAATCCATCGGGATGCTCATCAGATATTTCAGCCACTAGCCGCATAATACGACTACGAATACCACTAATAGATAGCGCAGACGAATCATCAATAAACATAGGAGACGGACCTAGCTGCTGCAGCGCAGTAGAAATTAAAGGCCAATCACTATCCTGAACTTTCCAAGCCTCCCTCACTGTTTTTAAATCTACCCCACTATTTGCCGCGATTAACCGCCTGGCTATTTGATCCGTTGCCATTTCCATACTAAATATAGCGACCGGCAGAGACTGCTTAACTGCTACATGCTCAGCAATATTCATTACCAAAGCTGTCTTACCCTGACTAGGCCGTGCAGCAACTATAATCAAATCGCCACCCTCAAGCCCACTGGTCATATTATCTAGGTCACGAAAACCAGTGGGTACCCCCAAAACATCCGTTTTTGGTGGGTTTTCAAAATCACTCTCCATCTTATCAACAACACCAGCAAGCACTTTTTTAATAGGTAAAAAACCACGCTTACCCCTGATGCCCTGCTGAGCCAACGCAAAAATCTTATTCTCAGCAGCAGAAATAATAGACTTACTCCCCGCTCCCTCCGAATCCATCGCCGCCGCCATCATTTCTTTGCCGACCGTAATAATGGTTCTTAATAATGATTTTTCCCTGACAATCTCAGCATAAGCAAGCACATTAGCTGCACTTGGAGTTTCCTTAGCAATTGATGCAAAATATGCAAATCCCCCCGCACTATCGACTAACCCCTTACCTTGCAGATAATTATTTAGCGTTAAAATATCTACTGGCGTACTCTTAGCAATCAACTGAGAAATTGCATTAAAAATAATCCTATGATCATTTCTATAAAAATCATTAGCTGACAACACACCTTGAACAGCACCAAATGTTGAAATATCTAGCATTAGACCGCCCAACACTGATTGCTCCGCTTGTATCGATTGTGGTGGAATTGCTAAATCATTTTTCATATTTTATAAATTATTATTATCAATAAATTTAGAACAAAAACGCTGGGCATTGGGCCAAAAACACTTACTACCTAATTCTCGAAAAAAATCATCATAGACAAACCGATTAGGCTTTTTTAGCATAAATGCATCATAGGGCACACAGTCACCAATACCAGTGCCATCACCCTCAGTATCGAGGGAAAAATAGCTACAATCGACACAACGTACATTAATAATAATTGTTAACCTTTTACCTGCTTTGCTAATGCTTCTAGTGCTTTTTGCATTTCAATAAGAGTATCTATCTGGGCTTTATTTTTGAAATTATCAGGAACAACAGGCGCCAAAGAATTTGGAGACATTGCCTCTTTAATCTGATTATTCATTGCTTGCTCAGCATCTTCAATAATTTGATCATAATAACTCTTAGCATCTGTCTGGATTGTCTCAAAATCAATAATTGCTTGCTTGTAAATATCAATGTTCATAATTTCTATGCCTGAATAAATAACAAAAAGGGCCGAAAAAAAACAGCCCCTTTTATTTAAAAAAAATTAAGCCTGGTTGGCAGACTTAAGATTTACTAACATTGATGAAACTGATGCCGATAAATCCGCAATCTGTTTCCCCAAATCTCCACGCTGCATAGCTGCAGAACCCATACCCTCAGGAACAGAGGTAGTATTAAGATGATCAATACTACGAGCGAGCGATGTCTCTGCCAGTATTTGCAATCGTTGTTGATGTGACGCTACATTCGATGCAACCTGCTCCCCAAGCGTTTTAAAATTTGCATTAGCTACTGCTTCTACAACTGATTCATTTAAAGCCATTTTTATTACCTATAATATAAAATTTAAAATTAATTCCACGTCTCTAGTAAACATAAAACAAGCCTAGAAAATCCATTTGCCTGAAATCCATAAAACAAAAACTAATCACACCGATAACGCCAACACGGCGTATTACAATACTCAATAAATATTGCCCATTTGATTTCTTGATCAACTATATCTATCGTTTTAGTCAAATCATCATGCATAGCCGTTACCAATTCACACTGTCGCGCAGCAATAATGCATAAAGCCCGCTGCTGAAATAACAACCAATACATGTGCTTTTTAAACTCTTTCAAATTCACTTAATACCCCCATTCCTTTGACAACCCTGACAAACCACAACGTCACCTTTTTTAACAATCGAAACTGCCCACTTTCCGCAACGACAGCAACTCACCCAGCGCCACCCCATAAATAAAAGCCGCAGCCCCCTAAAAAAATTAATAAAACACTCACAAATCCTGGCAACAAAAAGCCCAAAATAACCAACAAAAATATAATAGATTAAACGTCGCTTAGTTAAATCCTGTTTCATGCTAGGGTATCTTTTTTTAATATTCTTGCTGCCCCGATCCTTGGCAATCTCGATGCACGCGCTGGATTTATATCCTGAGCAAATAACTGGCTTGCAGATGACACAATAAACCCCATCAACAATAGATTTCTTGCCCCACGGCTAACCGCCTCAAACGTCAATACCCCTTCCTTACACGTAAGCGCGACTGCTTCAGTCACACTGGACACACCCAATTTAGACAACGCTACACCCAGCTGACTATCTATCGTTTTAACCGCAATAGATAAACAATTCGCCGCTTTTTTTCTGGGCATCCCTACCGCAACCGCTTCAAACGCACGAACCTCAGCAGGCGTTAAACCCGCTGTTCCAGGCACTAGCATTGCTATTGTTGCGTTATGAGGGTTATCCCCGATGTTATTGACTAAATTATTCATTAAACTAACCTCAACAATAAAAAAAATCCCCGCCCGAAAACGTGGGAATGGACGTAAACAACGAGGTTGTTGTTTGGGTGACCTACACATTAAAAACACACTTTTCTACAGTTTATTAACAAAAATGTGTAGGTCATAAACAATAGGAGTATTTAAATCATTAATTAATAACACTGCATTCTTCAGAATTATCTTCATTTAATGTTATTGGCTTTTTAAAATAATCAGGACGGATCAAACTACGATCAATTCCAAATTTTTCCTCGATCTGTATTGCGCGAAACGTAGGAAACTGATTATTAATTCGCCACTTACTAACAGCATTATCTGACACACCTAATGCACTCGCTAACGCCTTTTGTGTGCCGCCTGCCAACTTTATTACATCCTGAAAAATACTCATGCCTATATTCAACCACACGTTTAGTTATTTATCAACCGCTCGTTGCTTTTAATGCTTATTAATATAGTGCAAAATTAAACCTATGGTTGAAATATCAAAAATAATCAAATCACAGCTAAAAAAGAATTTGCTTGAGAAAAAATTGAAGCGCTCAGACTTAGCAGAATACACACAAGTAAGTGACCAAGCGGTTGGGAAGTGGGTAAAAGAGGGAAAAGTAAGTGTAGAAAACATACCAAAAGTAGCAAGCTTTCTTGGTATTCAAATAGCCGAATTAATGACAAACGAGATTGAGAAAATAAATTATAAAAATCTCAGTGAAACTTCAGGAAACTACAATATTGATGACAAAGGCAACGAAAATACGAGGATTTTAATTGAGCTCATTAGTGTAACATCTGGATCGGGACAACTAACCGCCGCATCAATACAAACAATTACAGAATTGATTAGACAGTTAGCACAGAAAAAATAAAGAAAAAGAGGCACTGCACCACTTAATTTTATTACCAGACCAACCAAATTAATAAAACTAAAACTAGCCAGGCAAGCCAATTTACATTATTAGAGGCCTCCGACCCATAAGCAATATATTTATTGCTCATGGGTACATTCGCAGCCTTAGACCCCACCATAGACTCGACAGTATTAATCTCGACTGCATTACTTAGTAGCGCACGCGTACTTTTGTAAGCAAGCGTCCCTTTGCTACCACCAAAACAACTAAACCCATTAGGAGAATCCCAATCTCCAAACCTAATAAGATCCTCCCCTTTATAACGACGCACGGACTTAATCACGCGCTTATCGCTTAATAACTGATCAGCCACCTTTTTGATAATATCATTGCCCGGGCCATCAATCTCCACATCTAAACGCCCATACACCATATTACGATAAACGCGAAAAACAAACCACGACAAAAGATCATCCTGCCTACCCTCTTGCAAAAGCTCTAACTGAATACAATTAAATAAGCGGCGCTTACCCGTATATTCAGAAAAATAAACATCAAAAAATCTGGCAAACTCCCTATGCCTTTCTTCAGCTGGATAATCGCCGTCAATCTCCAATGCGATAAGAGCTGATAAATCATCTTTACCCGCATTTTCAGGTATATAAATCCCTAGGTCATCAGCATAACTCAACTGAGCATCTGTTGCGGGATCAGCCGGCATAGCGTTAACCTCCATAACCTCAGTTCCATCGTTTTCAGCCCTAACTCTAACGCAACTTTCATTAGCACCGTAATAGACCTTTCTTCTCTTTCTGCCTGTTTTTATACCCGTCCCTACAACTTCAAACTTTAACAAAATACGACTCCTTACATTAAAACATCTTATTTTAATTTTCACTATACACCAGCAATCGCCACTTTAAAATAAACCGTTAGTTGATTCTAAATACAACCTATGGTTTAATGATTGCAAATTAATTATATCTGCCACGCATAACCGGAGCCCCCCATGACCCCAAAACCACAACCCCCCCAACAAAAATCAGACCAGATTTATCAAAAAGCACAACAAAGTGCTTTAGATTTTGGCCATTCAGGTGTCAATAAATACATCTTCATGTGTGGATTTTTACAGCAAGAACTATGCATCGCATTTGAAAAAATTAAAACCTTAGAAAAATTAAACCAATCATCAGTTACCCGCTAAAACAACCTAATAAAACATCATGACTATTACCCAAAACAAACTCATCAACGGCATGCATATTGTTAAAATACACCACAACAAATACACCACAACATGTGCCGATACCTCACGAAAAATAGCCTACAAAAAAGCCATGCATAGCATGCTACAAATCATTAAATTAACAGGGATACCCTAAGGTGGTGCAACGCCCAGCGGACGGTGGCGAGTAACATCCGCTGTTGCATTTGGGATCCTCTACGACTTCATACTCAATGAGCAACCGTCATGCCTCACGACACGAGGCAATCACCGAGGTAAACACATGAAATTATTAGGAATCATTGGCGCACTACTAAGCGCAGGCGTCTAAGATGCCAAAACAGCCTAGGTACTTTAATAAAGTAGGCGAACCAGGCATAAAGAAACGCAAAGCGCGTCGTAAAAACCGTTGTTAATCAGGAGAAAACATGAAAATAGCCCCAGAAAACCCTGGCCTATCCAACCGCACTCTAAATAGCTAAGTTGGAAAAAATAAGCTACGATTTTCTTTCCAGAAGAAAGCGGAAACCTTCTTCGCGAAGATCCACGCCAAACAACGCTACCTGACTTAAAAGCGGTAGAAAACAATCCACCCATAGATTTTAAACAAGCAACAGGATAATAAAATGCAAAAACAATAGGCAGAGCCCCTAAAATTACATTACCAGACAGCAAAAAGCACTAAAAGACGTACAATTTCAGGCACAACAAATAATCGAGGTATATCTATGATTACAAAATATGACGCATTGATCAAAGCTGCACAGTCTACATACCTAAATGGTGTTGATTGGAGGCTGTTTAAAGCACAGCTAGCCCAAGAATCAGCATTAAATCCAATTGCCGTATCCTATGTAGGCGCACAGGGAATAGCCCAATTTATGCCCCGTACATGGCAAGAGGTTAAAAACGATCTAGAGTACCCAAATATTGCAACCCCGTTTGACCCAGTTGTAGCAATACCAGCTGCAGCATATTATTTATCAAAACAGGCGTATAAATGGACATCAAAACGCGAAGAGGCTGACAGAATATGTCTAGCATTTGCGAGTTATAATGCAGGATTTGGTAATATTTTAAAAGCACAAAAATATGCACATGGCGCAGTTGAATACTATCCGATTATTGAGCAACTGCACCGCGTGACTGGTCATAAAAACTCACAGGAAACCATACAATACGTGCAGAATATTTTTAAAATATTTGGCGAATATCTGATCCAAGGTCGATAGAAAACAACAAAAGAAACCCAATAATGCCTAAACTAAATGAAGATGCACTTAAAAAAGTTATCAGCTACGACCCTTTTACTGGCGTTTTTATCTGGAAACTTCACCACCGAAAAAACAGCCTACTAGGCCAAAAAGCAGGCTCAATCAATACTTGTGGAGTGCGATATATCCACGTATTTGGGGAAAAATACCAGGCATCACGCCTGGCCATACTGCATATAACGGGCACCCTACCCGATTATGCAGGGCATAAAGACAAAGACCCAGGCAACCTGAAATTTAATAACCTTTATGCCAGCGACACCCCAATAAAAACACGACATAATAACATACAAAAAAAGACCCAGAAAAAACCAAATGTTGATCATTTAATATTGTTTTGTACCGGGCATAGTATTCAGAATTAAAAATAATAAATGTACGAATATGAGTGAAAATGAAATACAAAAATCAACACTTACATTTAACGAAAATGGACGAGCCATCATTGAAACAACTGATGGTGTAGAGATGTCTGTAGTAGAAATGACTTTCAGTGTGTCAATGAATTTGTTCACTTTCATAATGTCAGTTTTGAAGACCTACAATCTCTATGCTTAGGGCTAGCCACTGAGATTGAAAAATATAAAAAACTAACCTTATAACCCATCTGCCCAGTAAAGGTGATTGTTATATTTTTTATAGGAATAATTATGTGGCAATGCGACAAATGCAACGAATATAGATTTAACGACAGCAAAATATGTCATTGCAAAGAATTTAACGTGATAGATCTGGACGGAGACAATTTTAAAATTAGAGATATGGATGATCAAGGTGCAGCTTTAAAATTTGCACAAGAATCTAATGAAAATAACGAATATTATTTAATGGATTCAAATGTAGAAATAAAAGTGAACGGTAAAAGTTTTTCAATTAGTGCTGAGCCAGATGTTCATTATTCAGCGTCTGAAATATAACGCCCTGGTCAGCAGCTGCAGGCAGGGAAACAACCGAGATATTTAATAGCTCGAAATTTTAACAAACGACAATCTATCCAAGAAACTGCGCGGCTTGCGGTCGCCTGGAGCAGATTGTTGGCAGGCAATTGAAAGGAACAGATTATGTTTTTTAAAATATTCTTAATGAATGTATTAGTTATTTTTATAAATTCGAAATTAGGAAGAAAAAAACTTAACGCAATAGAGGTGCTTTTGATTACGTTATTTAACGCTACACTACTAAATATTTAGCCTGCCAACGCCATAATCAGGCGGACATGCTTTACCGTCTCGCCTGGATTTTATTGTTATGTTGCGACAAAAATAGGAATATCTATGGATATAATCGAATTAATAACAAATTTATCGGTTGAAATGAACAACGTTGCTAATGCAATGATAGAGCATTCGGATGATAATAAATGCAATGATAAACAAAACTGGATAGATCGCTCTAACGAACTATCAGGTGCTGCACAGATAGTGGAAGAGTGGGCCTTATGCGCCGCCAAAGATGAAGCAACATAACACTGGTGATAGATGGAAAACTTTCCATATATCACCATATTACAACGCAAAAAGTGGAAAACTCGATTTTTATAGAAAAATATTATAACCTATAAAAATGAACCCTGAAGTATTGAAAAAGGTGATATAAATGACAGCACAGGCACTGGCTTTGCCAAGATGGGTAAAGCCAAGAATTATTGCTGCAGTATTCGGATACACAGAGGATGCAATAGCAAAAAAGAGACAGCGTGGGATCTGGCTTGAGGGAAAAATATGGAGAAAAGCGCCAGATAACACTATCATGTATTGTCCTCAAGAGATTGATATCTGGGTTGAAAATGGCAGTCACAACTAGAACTGGAAAAACAAAAAAAACTCTAACAATAGATTTCTCTTATAGAGGCATCCGGTGCAGAGAATCACTAAAAGGGCTTGTTGTTAATAAAGCAAATCGTAAATTTGCAGAGCGAAAATTGGCAGTTATTGAACTTGAAATAACATTAGGAACTTTTAATTATGCTAATCACTTTCCTGACTCAAAAAGAGCAATTTTACTTGGCATAACTAAAGTTAAAGACAAGCTGCTTGGTGATGCCGTAGATGAATGGCTTGCAATCCAGGGAACAAAAATAAGCCACTCGACGATGATTAACTATAAATCAAAAGTTAAAACTTATATTAAGCCTGCATTTGCTGTACAGCCTATGTCTCAAATTACGCAATCAGCCATCGAAACATGGATAGCTGTTGATCTGGCGCATTTAAAAAATAAAACAATAAATGAGGCACTTATTATCATGAGAGCCATATTTAAAACTGCAAAAGCAGACAAAATAATACCTGATTCCCCTTTGGAATTTATTGATAATTTAAAAGTAGTGACAGATGAACCAGACCCTTTTACAAAAGACGAAATAAATAGAATCCTATCAACTCCAACTAATAGGATTCAGGAAATTAACATGATTGAGTTTAACTTTTGGAGCGGCTTAAGATTATCAGAATTAATTGCTTTAGGGTGGGATGATATAGATCAAATCAACTGGACTGCAAAAATTCACTTGGCAAAAGTGAATGGAAAGTTCAAAAAAACAAAAACAGAAAGAGCAGAAAGAACAATAGAATTACTTAAGCCTGCGATTGATGCAATTAAAAAACAAATATCATTCACCTACATGTTTCCATCTATAAAAATTGAAGTGACTCAGCGAGACATAAAGACTGTAAAAATAATTGACTGGAGGCCTGTTTTTTTAAATTCAAATACTCAAGAGCCTCATGCAAGTGATATTGCTATTCGCACTCGCTTTTGGACTGCTCATTTAAAAAGAGCAAAAGTCAGATATAGAGCACCCAAAAACACCAGGCATACATACGCGAGTCAATTACTGTCCACTGGGACTATTTCTAAGGACTGGATAGCCAAACAGATGGGCCACACCTCAACAAAGATGATCGATAAGCATTATGCAAAATGGATCCCTGAAGATGCCCCTCCAATGGCTAAAATGGCAAATAAAGCACTTGGTTTTCTTGAACAATCCGTCACAAATGCGTCACAAAAAAAATAATAAAAATAAATATATCCATTATATCAATTGCTTAAATGGCGGAGAGCAAGGGATTCGAACCTATGCTATTATAGCGCCCGTCTTATTTAGTCTGCAATAGTCGCAATATGCTGATAATACTAATTGACTATTATGGACTAAAAAGGACTTTGGTTCGTCACAAATGCGTCACTTATTGTTAATAACATAATCCATAGAAAAATAATAATCTAAGTACAATTTTTTATAACTACAGTCATTATAAAATTCTGCACATTGCCTAAGCAACCCTGATTTTTGGACGCTTAAAAAGCGTCGTTGGAATATGAATACTGCAGTAGTGAAACTCCCTCCTTAAACTCACATTAATCCAATGTTTGGAATCCCTAACCATTTCTTTTTTGCGTGAACTTGGGTCAGCACAGTATCGTCGTCCCTAATCGTAACTGCCGAAAAACCACCTGACGCATTAACTAAAAATAGTTCTTGATCAGGGGCAAGCTCCTCTCCAAACGAGTCAAACTGTGCGTTCTGCAAAAAAAACACACAGTTTGCCTGTTTGCCTACAGCCATTACCGCAAAATAACGAAGCGGGACAGGCAATCTATAATAAGGATCTAGCTGTGTGTATGGGTCTCTTGTGCCTTCTGGGCTTTTTTGGCGTACCTCGTAGTCACCGTTTAGACCGTCTCTAAAGCCTAGCCGGAATAATAATAAACCCGCCGTTTCGGGGTAGTCGAATAGAACTAGCTTTCGAGCCCTTAATGCAGGGGTAGACTGAGTAAACCATTTAAAAGTATCTAGTGATCTTAACTGATTTTTTCTACCGTTTTGAGTAATATTAATTGATCCTGATACCGTACACGAAAGCGTCGTGTATTCTTCGCCTCTAGGGATCTGTATCGGATGATAATCTACAAACTTATGGCGTACATATATAGCAGTGTTGTACCTCATATCCATTGCTAATACCATAATTATTTCAGTTGTGTCTAGCTCATGCCTAGTACCCCCATCCCCGTATGTAGCAGGTTGACCAGTGTCTGTTCTGGTTATTATTTCTTCCCATGGGAAACTATACGTATATTTGAGGCTTGCCATTAGATTAGCTATACCTCCAGGATAATTTGCGCGTGTATCTGTGCCCGAAACAGACCATACGAACTCCACTTTTTCATTTTGTTTGTAATCTACTGCTATTATTTTTTCCTGTGGTCGGTTAGGGGGAAATATATACCCAATATTAGTCAAATATAAATTGCCGTAGGACAGGTACAAAAATTGCAACGTATCCTCAATTAGCGAAACTGAGCTAGACGAAATGGAAAATTCTATGACGTGTTCGTTTGCGTTCCTAGAGAATATAGCGTCTATAGTGGAAACTCCGTCAGCACTGGACTGTACCTGCTCAGTCAGTACACCAACAAATGGCTCATAGTATTTAACATAAATTGTTCTTGCGTTTTGGCCGTCTTGACTAATTAAAATACCTTGCGTTAGCTGATTAACACCTATTAAAACAAGACCTGAAAAAATAACAGTCCCGTCGGGGGACGTTATTTCACAGAGTATGTCAAATCCAGGAGATAAAGGTGTGTACAACTGGAATTTTATATTTCTTTCGTCGGAAAAAGAGTCTCGACCCTTGTAAAAAACAACTAAATCCTCCCCCCGAAATCCAGCACCAACTGTCAACCATCCTTGTTTTTCAGGCTTTATTATCTTGCCTTTTTCGAATATTGGTGATACTTTAAAAAACTTGTCTGAATAACGAGATACTGGACCGTTCCATGTAATCAGCCGGTTCCCATCTGTCCAATCCACATTACCCCACTGATACTCTCTTTCGTGTTCAAAATAAGTATCTTCCCTAAACCCATTCTCATCCGCTCGAATCGGAAGGCTCACCCCTTGAATCCAGTTTTCAATCATGAACGCTTCGACTGTGCAGAAAGCGGGGTTGCTTACAAATCCAATAACTACAGGAGTTCCATCCTGAAATTGGACAATAACATTGTCTCCATCCTCGAAGGCTTCTGCGTCACAATCCATGTAATCAATCTCGACACCGGAATATCCTAGCCCCTTGTTAATATTAATGTTTTGCTGGGAACTGTGAGCCGCGTTTAAAACGACTGTACACGTATTCTTTTCCTTGTCTAAATTTGATAGGACAGCGACCCTGTACGCCGGCCTATCACGTTGTACAGCCGCCAAAACTGCTAAATTATAGGCCGTAGTCATAGGCCCACTGGCGATGGTTGGCTGTAGTTTAGTGGACTGTGCTAGCCCTCCTGGCTGTATCAATATGGTTTTATTATCTCTATTAACCTCAAGGGTTCCGTGCAGCCCTCCCTCTAGCTCGTCACTTAAATCTGCACACCAAATGTTACGAATATCAGCACTAACTCCATCGGAAAAAGATTCTAAACTTTTATTTTTGCTTTGAATTAAAATATCAGTTAGGGCTATTTGTTCCTTTAATAATCCTGCTTTGTTCGATAGCTCCGCTAGTTCGTTTGTTAGTTTATTAATAAACGCACGCTCAATATCTGTGATTGGTTCGCTAGACGTATCAATAGCAGTGTTTATAGCTAGTACTAGAACCTTTATTTCGTTTGTAATTAAAAATAAGTCAGCGGATAAGTCGTCCACTCTACCTTCGGCCTCTGATACTGCTTTTTCAGTGATTTCTTTAAGTACATCAATATTGCCCTCATCTTTAATAATCTCTGCGGTGTAGTATCCGTCACCTAAATTTGCAATAACGTTACACTGTCCCATTATACTTCCCGCAACTGCATTACTTTTTGGGTTACACTTATATTCCTTGTCAAAACACCAACAACTACTTTAGATGAATCCGGCAGAATTACTGTATCTCCTTGAAGCAGTTGCATGTTGTTTCTAGCTCTAATGAGTGTCTGCCCTTGAGCCGTTGTTGAACTGTACTGTAGTTTTTCTATACCCATGGTCTTAGCAATAGATTCAGGCCTGTCAGTGCTGCCAGTAATTGATACGGAGTAGTTAAGGCCGCCTTGACTCGGAGTTACTGTTGTAATTTCAATCCAATCTGTTGATGTTTCTAAAAAACTTTCGTCAACGTATTCTTCTACTGAGATTATTTTAAACTTAGTTTTACTGACAATTTCCTGTAACCATTTTTTTCCATTAGGTATGCTAATTCGATAGCTATTTATCTGTGAATTAAGGGTTTCAGAAAAGTTTGCCATCGGGATAGTTACTTCTGTAACATCATCCGAAACAACTAATTTCCATATCGCACGTGAGATATTTTTTGAACTAACAAATATCTCTGTGTTGGCAATAATTACAGGCAACGGCTCAGTAATAAATACTGTAGCGGTGGTTGTAGCCACTGCTGTATTTGTACTGTACAAAAATGACAAGTGTAAAGGCTTACTAGTTTTCGGGCGGGATAAGTGCCCCTTAAACAAAAAAACAGAAGGAATAGGCTCCCGACGCCTACTAGATAATCCGTAAGTCACTATAAAACTAGTATGCTGAGGCTTAAAAGAGCTAGAGCGTGGTTTACTAAAAAACACTTGAAAAATACCAGCAAGAGGCTTAAGTGTTTTTTGTTTCGGAACGTTTGAAACGTAAATGAAACGAGTATGGATCGGCTCGTTTACTGGGAGTAAAGGCGCCCAAAAAGATACGCTAAAATCAGTGTGGATTGGACTATTATCACCACTTATTGTACCCAAAAAATCAGCAATAAAAGGGCTAGTTTGCTCCTCAAGTGCAATAAAATTTGCAACAAATGGACTAATGGGTGGTGTATAGCTCATGCTTTTATACCGCTGTCAAATTCTCATACGTCAAGGCGTTGTAACCGTCAGCATATAGCGTAACTCTATATCCCCCCATCCCTACAACAAGTTCGTCAAATTTAACAATGCCATTTTGGTCGCTTAATTTTGTTTGTAATCTGTTTTTTGAATTCTTGTGGTGCAGCACACAAACTACATCCTCTAAAATAAGACTTGCTGCTTTACACTGTATTTCAATCGATCCAGATCTAACTATGTCAGGGGCTTCATCAAGGTTGCCCAAATAACCGCCAATAAACATTGTGGAAGGATTTTCAGCTAACTGAATGCTGAACGCGGGTTTTTCATTCGTCGACATCGCCGTAAAATAAGCCAACTTAATTTGTGAGAACGTAGGCAAAGCGTTTGTGTTTACGGAGCTGATACCTCCCTGTTTTTCCATTGCCAAAACACCCAAAAATGCCATCAGAATGTATCCGATATTTCAATCAAAAATTGAGCTGTACTATTCATTTCTAGTATCTGAAATGTTTTTCCAGCAAAAATGCCAGATCCCTCAATAATATCTAAATGACTGAAAGGTTCTAGATGCAATGGATCCAAAAACCCTTTTAATTTGCCACGCTGAACATTTAAGGAATTTACATTTATATCTGCAACAATCAACGCATTTCTTGTTGGATCGGGATAAGCAAGTTTACCTGTTCCTGTATACGAGCCACCGTATCCCGGATGCGTCATTACATTTATTTTCTCCGCACCTCCGATACCCGAATAATTTCTGGCCACATACATGGAGGTACTAACCGAACCAGCATTATTACTTACTCGAGCAAACTGAGCGCTGTTGCTGGGCGTGGTAGATAATCCCGCTATTAACACGGTATTATACGATTCTGAAACTAATTCAGGATCGAAATCACCGAAAAACATACCCTGACATGTTGTTGTAGCTCCGTTACTATTAATATGATAGAAAAATTGACTTTCGGTAGCTACAATTATCCAGTCTCTTTCCGTGGTATTGCTGCTTTTCATAACGTAAAGTCCGTTAGAATTTTGTGCCTGCGTGGGAAATGGTCCCGCACCTGACCCAGCATCTCCCATCGTTTCGTATCCGCGAACCTTCGCATACGAATTCGAAGAGGAGTCATCAAGCTGAAAACTTAATCCATTGCTTCCCGCCCCTTGTTTAAAGCTACGAATATTTCCACTTGCGTATGGTTGTGTCCATCCCGCCCCATTGAGCCTCCCCGTAATTGTACCTGTCGCAGGTGTTGCTGGAGCAGTGTTTATTTCATAGGTTAACTCGGTTGAGCTTATCACTTTTACACTGTGATCCCCGTTGTACTCGGGTTCGACTGCACCTGCAATATTGTATTTTGCGAGATGGGATAAACCATGAGCTAACGGTGTAGTAACAGTTACCGTGGTGCCTACTCTAGTTAGTGTAACTGTCTGATCCCCATACCCATCCTGTAGACAGGCCTTATACACATCTGCCAATTGTCCAGATGTTTTTGCAATAGGCAATGCACCAAAATCTGTACTTCTGTAAATTCTAACGGTCATTTTTATGCTGCCTCTTTAATTGACATCCACCCATTGGAGGGCATTGTGTAAATAAACTCATCGGCTACTACATCAATTTGAGCAGAGCTTGAGCTGTCGTCTAAATCAAAATACCAAATTAGCTTGTCATTAGACCCGTCAAAAACGCCTGCTACAGCGGGCTGGACAAGAACAATGTATTTTCCGGTCAACGTGACTGCTGACCCGAAATCGATATTGTTGCTTTTGAACAATGTTTCCGCAGGTGTTGTTGCAGAGTCTAGCGATCGTCCTGTTAAATTTACGGGAGCCCCGTCCCCGACAGTAATGACGCCGGCCAAATCGAATGAGGTGGTATGCCCAGGATTAGGGGAGTATGTGTTATCGCACACAACTACCATAAATGCACCTACAACAGAGTCATTCCACTGTTTTGTTGGGTCCCCTAAAAGAACACCCAGCATCTGGTTGTATGCTGTTACTTTACTAATTGCCATTGTAATTTACTCGGTATGTGAAATCTCTAATTGATAAATCAGGTGAACCCTGAATCAGTGTTGTACTAAAAACCCTCAAACTGCTATCTAAATCTTTACCCACGTCACCATCTATCCTAATCATTTGCTCGGAGTACACGCTGGTGTCGTCTCCTGGTTCTGAGATTCTAAACCAGGATGCAACTCCTGTTTTTATAATTTCCCCAGACCAATCCTGAGAGGCTTTTTTAACAACCTCCCCCCCGTCAATAGCCAAAAACTCTAAGGGCCCCGTTATGACACACAGAACATCTACGGCCAATATCGCAGCATGAGCACTAGACGGCTGTGTTCCCTGCAATATTTCAAGTTTGGTGTTAGCTAACAGAGAGGCTAAATCTGATGTAACATCAAACAATTCTACCGAGTCAAAAAACATGGTTTGGCTAATACCCCCCCCAAAACCTACATGCAACACGGCTGACTCTTGCAACACCTTAACTGTTAAATAAACACTGCTATACTCTGTCAATGCTGTAAATGCAATAGACTCTTGCTGTCCGTCCGGAAACACTAAACGCAGTAGTCCGTCCTGTGCAGTGCCTTTTTTTACACCAATTTTAAATGTATACGTCCTACCTTTTTTAAAATAAAATTCTTGAACAATAAACCCTTCGCCCGCCGCCGACAATGTTAACTGCTTATTCCCAACTAGCTGTTCTGTAACATTATTAAGCACCCACTGCGCTGTGGGGTCAGTTGTAAAATCTGGATTAATTGCCTCGTTTACAAAAAATCCATTTTGTTGGTTGGCTAGTTTTTTAGATCGTCTAATCGGCATGTTTTTTCTCTACCTGAACAGTGAATTTAATCGGCATGTTATCTGTATTTAGATCAGAAATAACACCAGAAAAAAAACCCTGCTTTGTTGCAAAATGTAAGATGGGGTATGTCTGCATCATGCGCTTTAGATTAGTTATACCTGTAATGCTGATTGTATCTACAGCAATAGAAAAAATAGTATCCGAATCAGAAAATCCACTATCAATAATTTCTGTCCCGCCGTCTAGTGTCTTAACTGAGGATACTCTACGTGACAAATTTTCAAAAGAGCTTTCTGGTCGCAAACGCAACATCAAAAAGCCGTCTAAATCAAATGTCGGTGTTGTAATTCCGATCATACTAAAACGTCCAATCCTTCCGCATTTGCTTCAACTTGAATAAATCCAAATAGTGCGGACAATAACATTTTCATTTCAGTTTCTGCATTTTGTACATCGATAGTAATTTTAGCCTCACCTTTTGCTAACGCCTGTGCTCTTATTCTAAGAAGATCAATCTGGGCACTGTTTAATGCTAGCTGTGACTCGTTTAACGCCTGTGCGCGCCTGGATGCTTCAATCGCCGCTTGCCTTGTTTCAAATCCAAACTTATCCCAATCGGGTGCATCCGTGCTAAATAAATCCGATATCAGATCATTGGTTGATGCGACACTGACACCAATGGCATCATAAGCTGCAACAACCTCTTGCGCCTCGGATTGTATTTGCGCGACTTGAATATCGGCACTAAATTCCATGGCTGAAATTCGCTCATTACTCGCGAGTTTCGCCAGCACTTCTTCCATTTTATTAGTTTGAACAATGGCTATTCTTTGTGTTTCCGTTAGCTCAATCGTAGCATCAGATACTTGACCAATCGGCCCAACGGAATCTGCAGCAGAGTTACCATAAGAATCCAATGCATCCGATCCATTATACAATTCAGTACTAATATCATGGACAGCATCACCTGTTCCGTAGAGCGTGCTGAGCATGGATTCTATTGTTGCATCAGTACGGCCTGATAACGTACCGTACAATTCCATATTTTCACCCGCCTGCTGAACAGCCGTTAATTGCTGCTGGAACGCACGAGTCACCGGTGGCATGACCTCTAATAATTTTTCTGTTGTTTTTGCTACTTCGACTAATGCTGGCGCTGTGGTTTGATTGTCTCCCTCATGCAACAAATCATAAATCCATGTACCTAACGTGTCTCCACTATCCCCAATTTGATTATCGATGGCCTCAGCAATGCCTAGGAATTCGCCTAAAGCATAACCACCCGCACCTGCCGCCAGTACTAGCCCTGTAGGCCCAAGAGAAGCCGATAGTGCCGCAGCACTTGTTGATAATGCTGGCAATGCACCAGACAACGTAGCGACTGAACCGGAAAGCCCTGAAAGCACGCTGCTGGTTGCAATGGCACTTAAAGATAACCCAATTAATTTAAGCGCGTCTGCCCCAGTTGTGACTGCACCACTAAACGTTTCAAAAACTTGTGCATATCCTAAAATATTGCCGCTTAATTTTTGAGTCTCACTATCTAAACCATTAAATTCACTGATTAATAACGCCACTGTTTGCAACGCTGGCTGCCACGCTTCAATAATACCAGAAATAACTATATTTAATGATGCGAGGCTATCAACAACAAACTGGATGGCCTCTTTTAAATCATCGGCATTGGTAAAATCAAGATCCCCAAAAATACCGCCGATGCTATCGCCAATCTCACCAAACGAATCAATAAATTCTGAAAAGTCAACGCCATCAAGCGCTTCTGGCAACACCTCCGCGATAGCTGAAAGGTAATCACTCACAGCCACTTCAAAATCACCCAATGCTTTGAATACAGGATCAAAATAACCCTGGTCAACCGCAATATTCGTACCTCTGAATACATCCCCCAGACTTTCTACGATATCTTTCCAGCCTGGCAATAATTCATCACCAATATTCTGTAATGATATTTTTAAATTGTTTTGCATGTTCTGGGTGACTAAATCCAGATTCTGTTCCATTAGGCTGAAATTATCACTGACGACAGTGGCTTTATTCGCCATTTCGCCTAGTGATTTCTCAAAGGTCCCCGCCGAATCCGCACCTAAAACTAAAACGGACTTAACTGCTTCAACAGAGGGAAGTAGTTTACTCATTTCAGTAAATGACCCGCCTGTTTCATTCTGCAGCTGCTTCATGACGGCCTGCAAACCATCTGTTTCAATCGTCATACCGCCTAAAGCACCACTTAAGGCATCTGATGGCTTGGCCATGGCTGTCAATATGGCTGTTAATCCGGTCATTGATTCGGCGGTATTAATACCCCCGCCGGTCAGTGCAGCTACCGCAGCTAACATATCATCAAACGGCACACCCGATGCTGCCGCACTAGCCGCTACACGACCTATGCTGGCCTCTAATTCGGGTAGCGTTGTTTTACCATTTTGAACCGCCGTAAAAAATGCACCAGTGACATCTGCAGATTTAGATAAATCCAGTCCATAGGCATTTATGATAGTGGTTAGCGCATTGGTGGCAGTACCTAGATCCGAATTTGAAACAACCGCCAGCCTTTCGGCTTCAGCCAATGCCGCCACTGAGCCCTCGGCATCCCCCGTTGCCGACACCATATCATAGGTTGATTGAGTAATGTCTTCAAATGCAAAAACAGAATCAGCACCGTATTCCTGAATGCTGATCTTCATTCGGTCAACTTGTTCAGGCGTTGCATTAAATAGCGTACCGATTTCATTAACCGAGGTCTGTAACTTTGCAGATTCGTTGACAGCCACGCCCAGCATAGCAGTCCCAAGAGCTAGAATAGCTAATTCAGTCTGTAGTGCGGTATCGGCAACATTGGATAATGGTGATGTGATATCGCTAAAGCTTTTAACCGATTTATTGATATTTTTGCCCAGATCATTCAACACTTTTCCTGTGTTATCCTGAGCTCCAAATATAATATCAATTGATTTTTTAATATCAGCCATTAGCGATTCTGCTTATTTTTTAATTGCTCGTTTTTTTCTTCGTAAAACCAATTCCACAGTAACATCTCTGTTGCTGTTAATTCGCCCTCTGGAAATATCGACGGCCTGACCTGATAGATAAACGCCCCGCGCATATCAAGTAAAACCATCATGGCTTTTATTTCGCCATCTTCCCAGAGTTTTCGGGCTTTTTTACATCCATTCCCAAATGCGATAATTCAACAATTTTATTGGTCAATGTGTAGAAAACGATGGGAAATGTTTCCGCTAGTTTTAATGCCAGCGGCTTATCAATACTGGGGGACACAGAACACGATACCAACTGCTCTAAGCGAATGACAATATCATTCGGTGTCTCGTCAGAAATCCCTACAGCACTTTTCAGCTCCTCTATCTTTTGCTTATCATTTGCAACAGCGGCCAATAGATTTGCTATATTTTTATTTTTTGCTGAGGACTCATGGCCTTTAGCAATTTCATTAGCAGTTTGCCCGCGAACCGTCCAAACCTTTTCATCATCAGCAGAAAAAAACACATTCAATTCAGGTACCTTAATGCCACACGTTCGCGGCTCATAGGCCTGCTTCATAAACGCTGTATTATTAAACATTATGACGCTCGATTTGATGACGCCTGTGAAGCGGTAATGGTACAACTTACTTTAGGATTATCAGCTGCACCAAAAGTACGCCCTACGCCCAAAATACCCTGCGTTAATATATGCGGGGTTTTATTTTCATCCTGATAATATCTAAACCAAAGATTCTGGCCAGCTGCCCCCACAATTGGATCGGTAATGCCATCTTTTAAAATGGCAGTGAACGAGCCTTGCCCCAGCGAACTGGAAGAAGACCCAATGGTCGCTTTATAAACTTGCTCAGAACTGACACTATAGGACACCTCAGCGGGCACAAAATCATTAGCATGTGGCTGTTCAATAAACACGGGATCAGCATAAGAAGCATAAACGCCTTTAGGCACTCCGCCGGTATGAATAGCTGGCAAAGCTGCATTAAATGAGATTTGGGCCAGCAGATTATCAGCAGTATAAACAGGAAAATCAGAACGTTCTAAATGCGTACCTGGCACCTGAAAAATCTCAGCCGAAGTAATCGGACCGGCAACATTGGTTGTTGTTCTTACTTGCGCTATTTCAATACTGCCGACTGGAATAAAAGGATGCGCACCTGGATCACCACGCACTTCACTAAAACTATCATCCGCACTATCGACACCTTTAACAATCGCTATTGCACCCGAACTATTAATCGTAATTGAACTGACACTTGCTTTATCAGTACTTGCACGTGTAATGGCCTGATCTACCCCAGCACTGACCGACTTTTTGACACCCGCTAAATAACAAGTGAGCGCAGGAATATCAACCACATTATCAGAACCTGATACAGATGGAATCACTGATAATCCTGTTAACACGCCATCCGGACGTACATCCGGCGAATTCCCGTCGGACTCTGAAAAGTGTATCGCTTGAGAGGTAAATGCGGTACGATCACCGCTATCGGCTAAAGCCTGCATTAGATACGGTGTTATACCGCTTTCCCAGTCCACTCTTGAGTTGACATTGCTCATAATAAAATCCTGTAATTAATAAACAGACGAAAACGGATCGCCTAATTTTGTTGTATAAATAATATTAAAAAGAACTACCAGCGCGACCATCCCGCTACCATCGTCCGGATAAGTTGGTGTTGATGAAAAATATTCCAACGTTTCAGCCAGTCCGTTCAGCGTAATATCTGACATCATTAACTGAATAACCTCCCCGATCACGTTAGCGCTTGAACTACTGGCATTTTGACCCGCTGCCAGTTGCCATTGAATTTCAATGGCGATCGGAAATGTCATGCGCTGAATCTTATATTCAGAATCCAGCTTAATTTCTTCACCATCCCAGATTGAAACGTTTCTAATCGGCTCGTCATCATGCCAGCGCACGCAGCGGGTTATTTCGGCAACTGACAGCGGTTGCGCCTTGGCCACAAAAGCCGCTATGATTTTTTCTCGAATCGTGTCAGCCATCGTTATATCTGTTTAATATAAAGTTTATTTGTGAGTCCAGTTCGCGTTGCAGTCTGTCAGCTGATTCAAACTCTACCTGGCGCGATAGACCCGGGGTTTTTTCATAAACCGTCGTGATTGATGGCCCAAAAAACTCATCAATAGGCAATCTTTTAGCATAAAACCCGTTACTAATTTCACGGCGACTAAATATGCCACGACGCCCGCTACTCATCTGTGCATAAAAATAATGCGACAAACGAACCGCGCCTTTATTTTTATAGACCTTTAACGAAACACCCTTTTTTAACTTCCTATTTGTAAATAAAATAGCAGGGGTTAGTACGCGCTTTAAATGCAGTTTTGCACTTAATCGCAGTGCACTGGCCTTACTAATGCGCATATTTTTCTTAATCACTTTAGCTTTTAATGTGACCGTTTTTCCTATGCCTTTTGCCGTAGCGGTTTTTGCGCCGGATACTGTTTTATTCAATGATCGTACAATGGCTAAATTCGCATCCCGTTGAATACCGCTTAACATCCGAATAACAGAATCAACCTGAGCCTGATCAACAGTAATCGCCTGTTGATTACTCATTTTTTCATTCTCAATGTCACATAAGCCCCATCATCACTAACCACTGAATCAACGGTATAAGTGATGTTTTTATGCGTTATCTCATGACCCCGCTTAGGCTTTACCAGCAAATATTCTTTAAATAATTCAATTTGCGTTCGACTATCATTTGTATATCCCTCATCACCGACTTGCTCTACATCAAACTCGACAATAGCTTTAAATGTCTCCGTCCAACCTTCGCCAGAATAGGTTACTGTATCCCCCAGCACGTCTAATATCGCCTCATCGGGGAAGTCGTCAACAAAATCATTCATCTTATTTAAAAATTTTATCTGCAAAAAAAGTAATCACTGCAAACATACCGCTGACAATAAAAATAACAGCGCCAATAAAACTTTTTTGACTACTCATATATTGTTTTATTTCATGCAGATCTTGCTTAAATTCTTCAACCTCTGCCGCCCTTCTTTCATCTGCAGCAGTTTCCATCTGCTCTCTCATTTTTCGATACAGAATATTTTGAGAAAATTGTTTTTCTAATTCAGTAATTCGTTCATAACAATTTTGATCTTGCATAGTCTCTAAGGCACTTTATTAACTAGCGTTTGAATAATTTGTAACTGCATTTCGTTATACTTCATACCCTTCGCATTACCAACAAGCTGACAATCTTTATCAATAACTAAATCAGCCGCCTTGACCTCACGCATTGAAATTATCTTAAGCTCGCAAGTATCACTTTTTAATCTGTAATAGGCACAGCTGTTAAGCAGCAATGCCATTGAAAATATCAATAATCTTTTCATAACGCAGCAATATATAAATCAATATTATGGTCATCCCAAGTTGCATCTCGGTCAGGATCGGGTTGTAAAATAACGACCGGATAATTATGTCGATACCATTGTTTTTTAGGCAATAATGACATTAATTTAACTAGCACAGGATGGCCCACTAAAGCATATATAAAAAACCCAATCCTATGAAATATATAACCCGGTAACGTTGGTACAATGTCAGATTTATAGCGATAATTCCATTGTGAAAAATCATATCTTTTAGCGGTTAATTGTGCCATGGGAGAGCCAAAGCCCACCCATTGTTTAATCACAAATCCCTTTGCCTGCAATTTCACAGCCGCGAGCAGTGCCAACGCACCACCCAGAGAATGTCCAGTACAAATAACCGGCAGATCCATCACTAAATGATCTGCAATAAAATCAGCAACAGGCCGAGCACCTTTCAAAAATCCGGCATGCACCCAACCGCAGTCTTTGTCATACCAGGGCAATATACGCATATCCCGTAAAACGTCAATCCAGTCCGAACCTGCAAATAAAGCACCTGCTTCAGTACCTCGAAATGCGACCACCTGGACATTATCAAAATATTTGATAATAACCTCGCATTCGTTGACGTTAAAGACGACTTGGCTGTAGCTGTCTTTGCAGATTTGGGCTAGGGCTTTGGGGTTCATTGACTACTTATGTCCGCCTTGCTCTTTGTAGCATAGCTGGCCGTGTACAAACATGTAATGGGTAACTATAAGCTTCAATATCCGCGTACATATTACGATCACGATCTGGCACAATCATCGGATACATGCGCTCACCCAACTGACCAATAGTATCAAACTTTTCAGATGGACTAAAAACCTCAAGAAATGCTCCGGGCGCATTCACTGGAAAGAATTTTGCTTCATCTGTCGCAATGCTAACAGTCGTTCCATCATCAGTCCCGCGATAATTCTCGAAAGTAATACCGCCATAGTTGAACATTTCATAGACCGCTCCAGAGCGTAAATCTGATGCTTCTTGGGTATTTAAATAAGTCTCACGGACTTCCTTATGCGCAGTCAAATCATCCCAGAAGCCATCACCGCATAAGCAATAGACGGTCGTGCCGGGAACCCATGCGCCTTTTGAGGCCCTCATCATTTGCCTGACAACCTGCGAGCATTTTTTACGTACTGCGCCAGATGCAGGCGAAGCATTATCAAGATCAAAATCTATTTCTGTTGCTTGCGTGACGCCAAATTCAGAAAACCAGTCGATAATGGTTGAACCATCGGCATCTTTTACAACGCCCTGAATAGACCCAAGACGCATATTCTCCAGCGTCATTTCTATCTGACTCTGTAAGCCAACCGGCCCTGCAAGACGACGTAGAATTTCAGCCTGAACCTGCATTTGCTCGCTTTCAGTTCCAAACGCACGAATATTAGCTAATTCAGACGCATTAATGCGGTCAGCCATCATAATTCTGGACGTTTTGAAATTACGCATTGCGCGCTTTTCTGTTTTTCGCGTATCTGGATCAGCACCACGATTTGAAGTTTGAATGAGGCCTAATACCCCGTCACGACTTTCGATAGAGACATCTTCAGTACGCACTGGATTCGGTATAAAAACGGGCATTTCACCCAAGCGCATGGGTCGATAATCAACCGCCGAAATTGCATTAAGCATAGACACCAGGCTAAAGGCGTTACTGTTAAATACATCTAATGTAGCCATTTATTTATCTCCTATTATCTAACTATAATGTCAACGGTTTCTAATGACGTAATGCCATCTGTTTTATTGCCGGCTGAAATGCCCGTAATCCAGACAATCTCATCCCCACTGACCTCAGCCATACGTGAAATAGCAACACCGTCAACATCACCCGCTGTTGCATCCACTGCATCAAACAAAATAGCAATCGCATCTTCAGAGCCATCAACACCGGCAGGGTCATGTTCGACATATTTACCCGAGGCCGTCACTAAACCTAAAACAGCCCCTGCAACCAGATTTTCACCAGACAAAACGGTAATGGCTTTTCGACTGATATAGCCATTGCCTTCTGAGACAATAAACTCACCTGCGTGCGTTCCTTCTGTTAATGTTGTCATGAGCGCTTACCTCCGTTCATTGCAACTAATTTAGTCGCTGCTTTATCCCACCCTGCTTTCCCGTCATCCGATCCAGCTTGATTATCTTCACCATCCGCCCCTACTTTAGGGTTTCCCATGGCGTCCATGTGTTTTTTAAACTCATTTCCACCCGCCGTGGTATCCTGCGCCGCAGCCGGTGCTGCTGCCAATAATTTACCTACCGTTTCAGCATCCATATCGGTCTCAAATGCAAACGCTCTGGCTTGTGCATCGCGACCCTTTGCTTCATCGTGGTTTAAAATGGCGCTGATTCGAGTGCGTTCTGCACTAACCCCCGCCACATATCCTTCATCACGGCTTGCTGATAAAGCGTGCTCATTCGCAGCCGCATCAGTGCCATTATTTTCTATACTCATCGTTAAATCCTGTGTTGTTTTAGAAAAATTTTGCTGCATTTCAATCAGCATACTATCGGCTGTTGCTATTACATCAGCCAATCCCGCGTCAATAGCAGACTGTCCTGTAAAGACACCCGCTTCCTGTGCGCGGATCACATCCACAGACAGGCCTCTATATTGACTAATTGTGTTGACAAACAGCGTGTATAAACTATCCACTTCTGTCTGAAAACGCGCTCTAACAGCATCACTTAAGGGTTCAAACTGATTACCATCTACTTTATGTGATCCTGCAAAAATATGTTCAATGCGTATCCCTTCTTTTTCGGCCATTTTAGAGACATCTGCATGACGCATTACGACACCGACAGAGCCCGCAATACCAGTCTGTGTAATGCTGATTTTGTTGGTCGCTGACGCTAATAAATAATTTGCCGAGGCCGATAAATTAGAAATTGCCGAATAGATTGGTTTTAGCGTGGCCCATGTTTTTATCTGGTCGGCCAATTCAAATGCCCCCGCTACTTCACCGCCGGGGGAACTCATTTCCAACAATATGCCATGTACATCTGGGTCGACTATGGCCGCATTAATTGATTTACCAATATTGTCATAGCCTTGTACAAAACTGCTATCACCTTCTAAATGGCCACGGTGTGCTAATACGCCAAATACGCCAATCACAGCAATCCCACCAATCACCTGATAACCTGGGCGCTTTTTTTCGCCAGTGGCTATCATGGCCATATCTTTATTAACGGTATAATCCTGTATGCCGAAACGATCACCAATACCGGCAATAATGGCATCCAGTTTTGCGGGGTGAATCATTAACGGCGTGTTGAAGATGCGCCCAAATAATTGTGGATTACGCATCGGCGTCCTCTTCTTTTTTGTTTTGTTCATCACTGTCAGCATAAAACTCACTTAAGTCTTCATCAGCGGTTGCCAGACTATCGACCCCAGCTTTTGAAAAGCCAGCGATATAGTAAGCTGCCTGGTCAGGCAGTCCCACTGCACGGGTTTTATCCATTGCTAACTTTAATTCCCTAACGCGCTGCTCTTGTACTTCTTCATAATCCACACCGAGGACTGCACATTCTTCCTGCTGTGTCGTATGCGTCATACCAAGTCTAAGGTCAGCCGCTTTGGCATCTTTTACAGGATCAATCGACCCACGGCCCGAAAATACCCATCGGTTACTTAAAAAAGAGTGTTTTTGTTCGTAATATCCCGGGGCTTCAACGCGTTCTAGATTGATAGCTTCTTCCATCCAACATTCGTATATGGGATCTATCCATTGGTCTTGCAACCATTTACGTTTTGAATGAAAATAACGCCACGCCTCAATTAACGCCGCTCGGGCAGAACTGTAATTGGTTTTTGAAAAGTCTTTTAATAGCAGTTCATAGGGCATGTTTAGCCCGGCTGACATGTGGCGCATGATGGCTTCCATGAATCCATCAAAAGCGGTGTTTGGTCTGCCGGCGGTTGCATCCGAGGCTTTAAAACCAGCGGGGACTACTTGATAAGTACCGCCACTCATTTTGCGTTTATTAATGCTATCAGCTGCACTTTGATAGTAACTGCTAGTACTAACA